AGAGATAACGGATATACGACTGCTGAACACTTATTACCACACGATGTTCAGGTCAGAGAACTTGGCACAGGTAAGTCTCGTAAAGAGATGTTAGAAGAGTCAGGATTACAAATAACAGTAGTAGCAAAGCTAGCAGTTGATGATGGTATTCAAGCGGTGAGACGGTTGTTACCTCGATGCTGGTTTGATGTAAAAACAAAACAAGGCTTAGATGCTCTGCAAAACTATCGTAGAACATACGATGATAAAAGAGATGTATTCTTTGATAAGCCTGTACACGATTGGTGTTCTCACGCTTCAGATGCTTTCAGATACCTTGCGGTAGGTTTGGATGAAGGCAACAGCGACTGGAATAAACCACTAAACATAAACAATTCATGGGTAGTTTAAATGGCAGATGACAATAAATTAAAGAGTATTCTAGAAGCAGAGATTGATGATGCTATCGGTTATCTAGAGACAGAAACCACAGACGATAGACAGCAAGCTCTAGAATATTACATGAGAGAACCTTACGGCAATGAAGTCGAAGGTAAGTCTCAGATCGTAACTGGAGAGGTAGCTGAAGTTATAGACGGATCTCTGCCAAGTTTGATGCGAGTTTTTACCAGTTCTGACGATGCAGTTGTATTTGAGCCAGTAAATCAGGGTGACGAAGAAACAGCTGACCAAGCAACTAAGTATGTAAACCATATCTTCTATAAAGACAATAACGGTTTCGAGATCATGCACGACTGGATGAAGGATGCACTTCTTCAAAAGGTTGGTATTGTAAAAGCATACTGGGAAGATAAGACAGATGTTACAAAAGAAAAATACTATGGCTTAAACGATGACGAATTAGCCATGATTGCTCAAGACACAGAAGTTGAGATTGTTGAGCAAGACACTACAATCGTGCAAGAAGCTATGTTTGATCCAATGACAGGTATGGAAGTATCACCTGCGTTATCATCACATGATGTTAAAGTAAAGCGTTCTGTAGACAAAGGCAAAGTCGTTGTAGAGAATGTACCTCCAGAAGAGTTTCTTATCTCTAAGCGTGCTAGAACAATCGCTGATGCTCCATTTGTAGCTCACCGTAAAATGGTGACTCGTTCAGAGTTAATCGCAATGGGTTACGATGAAGACACCGTAATGTCTTTACCAACTGGTGATGCACTAGAGTTTAGTCCTGAAAGAATTGCTCGATACACAAGAGGTGAACAACCTTCAGACATGGACTCAAATGATGAGACTATGCAGTTAGTTGAATATTTCGAGTGCTATATTAAAACAGATTACGATGATGACGGTATAGCAGAGATGCGTAGAGTATGTTACTCAGGTCATGAGATCTTACATAACGAAGAATGTGACTATATTCCATTCCACTCTATCTGCCCAATTCCAATTCCACATAAGTTCTATGGTCATTCACTAGCTGACAGAGCAATGGACTTACAGTTAATCAAGTCAACCATTACTAGACAGATGTTAGACAACCTCTACCTCACTAACAACTATCGTGTGGGTGCAGTTGAAGGTCAAGTAAACCTAGATGACTTACTAACATCTACAGCAGGCGGTGTGGTTCGTATGAAGAACCCAAATGCTATTGTGCCAATGCAAGTTGCTTCTAACGCTGCACAATCATTCCCAATGCTTCAGTATCTAGATGAGATCCAAGCTAAGCGTTCAGGTGTAAGCGATGCTTCACAAGGTCTTAACCCAGACATCTTACAGAATGTAACAGCCACTGCGGTTAATGCAATGACTTCAGCATCACAAGGTAAGTTAGAGTTAATCGCTCGTATCTTTGCAGACACAGGTGTTTCTAGTTTATTTAAAGGTATATTACATCTTGTATGTAAGTACCAACAAAAAGAACGCATTTTACGCATTAACAATAAGTATGTGCCATTTGATCCAAGAGAATGGAATACTGAATACAACATTACAGTAAATGTAGGTTTAGGTACTGGATCTAAACAAGAGCAGTTAGCTACCATGCAAATGATCTTAGACAAACAAGAACAGATCATTACTCAATACGGATTATCTAACCCTCTAGTCAACCTAAAACAATACAGAGATACATTAGCTAAGTTTGTACAGATGGCTGGATTTAAAGACGATAGCCAGTTCCTCATGGAAGTAACACAAGAACAGTCTCAACAGTTAGCTCAACAGCAAGCACAATCTCAACAAGCTGATCCTAATACACAGGCAGCACAAATATTAGCTCAGGTTGAAAGAGAAAAAGCACAATTAAGAGCACAAACAGATCAAGCTAAATTACAGTTAGATCGTGAAACAATGCAGTTAGAAAATCAGCGTAAAGCATTAGAATTACAGCAAAAAGAAGTACAGCAAACTGCTGACCTTGCATTACAAGAGCTTAAAATCAGAATGGATGCTGAAAACAAATCAGGCAAACTGCAAACAGATCAAACTAAAATGATTATGGATGCGTTAGAAAAGATTAACAACATTGCTAACAAAGGAATGCAATAATGTTACTTAACTTTGGAGCACCACAGCTTGCACCTAATATTGTTCAAGCACCTACATCTTCATTAGATACTAATGCAATACTAGGGTTATCTCCAAGTCAATATGATGGGTTAATGAAACACGCAGGCACTGGGTATTATTTTCAAGATGGTAAATTTTATACACCATCTTCAAAACAAAACAAATCAGCTTATACGACTGCTTTTGGCACTCCTATGGCATTTAATCAACCTAGATATATAGGAAATCCAAATAGCCCATATGTTTCCAATAGCACTGGTGGAGGTAATGGTGGTGGAATAACTATTGATGGTCAATATTTTAAACCAATTAAGTTTGGTAAAAATCAAGAATTACCTGCTGGATTTGTTGAAGGAGATAAAGGTATATACGACATATCTCAAGCGTATGTAAATACAATGAGACCAAAATCAACATACGCACCTGTTCAAAATGTAGCATCATTTTTATCGACCCCAACTGCTATGGCGACACCACAAGGTAGCTATGGAGCTGGGAGATATTTAAGTGGATTATTAAATTCACCAATTAACTACGGAAGTCCAAATGACACGACAGGAAGCGATTCGTAATTTATTACAATCACAAGAATTTTTAGATGTAATCGAAGAGTTAAGAGACAATCAACTTAATAATATTCGTTATTCAGAAGCACACCAAAAAGAAGAACGAGAAAGATATTACAACCGATTACAAGCTATAGACGAAATCATGGCTTATCTTGAATCAATCACTAAAGACAGTGACATTAAAGATAAAGCGTGGAAGATATTATAGACCTTTCTATAATGGCAACCCTTGCCAAAAGGGAACATTAAGGAAATACAATGAGTGAAGAAACCATGACTCCTGAACAAGGAAGTGGAGAACTAACTGTGAATGAAGCCGCTACAAAATTTGAAGGCTTTTTATCAGCAGCAGAGGACTCCAATGAGCAACCAGACACTGTTGAGACAGAGCAAGAAGATAGTGCAGACTACGAAGAAGCTGCTGAAGCAACAGAAGATGAAGTTGTTGATGCAGACGATGTAGAAGTTGAAGATGATGATGAATCTGAAGTTGAAGAAGAGGAACTTGAAGAACCTCAACGCTTTAAGGTGAAAGCCGCAGGCGAAGAGAAAGAAGTCACCCTCGATGAATTAATGCAAGGTTATCAACTTGGTGCAGATTACACGAAAAAGACTCAAGAGTTAGCAGAGAACCGTAAAGCAGTAGAAGCGGAAGCAAAAGCTATTATTGAGGCTAAACAAGTTAGGGATACTTATGCTCAACGGCTACAAGCTATTGAACAGTTTTTGACACAAGGTCAAGACAGTCCAGAAGATCTAGCCGTAATGAAGGAAAACGACCCAATAGGATACGCAGTCAAAGTTGCAGAACTGACTGAAAAAAAAGAACAGTTAGCACAAGTACGAGCTGAACAGGAACGCATTGCCCAACAGCAACAAGCAGACCGTCAGCAGGAAATGGCTAAACATGTTCAACAGGAAGCACAAAAACTTTCACAAGTCCTACCAGAGTTTTCAGACCCAACCAAAGGCGAACAAATCAGAAATGAGATTCGTAACTACGGTAAGAGTGTAGGTTTTACAGAACAAGAGTTATCACAAGTATACGACTCTCGTCATGTATTAATGCTACACAAAGCGATGATGTACGACAAACTTCAAAAATCTAAACCTCAAGTTACCAAAAAGGTTGCTCAAGCACCCAAGATGGTTAAATCAGGAACAAAGGTAAAAGAAGGTAATCGTGATATTCGCAAACAACAACTGAATAAGCTTAAGCAAACTGGCAAAGTCAGAGATGCTGCGGCTCTTTTTGAAAACTTTATTTAATAAGGAAGTGAATTAATCATGGCAACATATCAAACCTATCAATCCATTGGTAATCGTGAAGATTTAACCGATG